TGAAGATGTTGTCCATCATCCAGCGGAGCACCGGATGACCGCCGTGGGCAAGTTGCCCGGCCAGCGTCAGCCGCATGAGTTCTTTGGTCGGCGGCGACATATCCTTGAAGCCCTGTCCGAAGGGAACGACCGTAAAGCCGAGGCCCTCAAGGTTCTGAACCATCTGCGTCGCGCCCCAGCGGTCGAAGGCGATTTCCCGAATGTTGTAGCGGGTGCCGAGCCCTTCAATAAAGCTCTCGATGAAACCGTAGTGGACGACGTTGCCTTCGGTCGTTTGCAGGTACCCCTGCCGTTTCCAGAGGTCATAATTGACATGATCCCGTTTGACGCGGATGTCCACATTTTCCTCCGGTATCCAAAAAAACGGCAGGATACTGTATTTGTCCTCCTCATCCTCCGGAGGAAACACCAGCACGAACGCCGTGATATCTGTGGTGGAGGAAAGGTCCAGCCCGCCGTAGCAGACACGGCCTTCCAGCGACTTCGAGTCAACCGGGAAGGCGCAGGCATCCCATTTCTCCATCGGCATCCAGCGCACCGCCTGCTTGACCCATTGGTTCAGCCGGAGCTGCCGGAAGGCGTTCTCTTCAGCGGGGTTCTGCCGGGCCGACTCGCAGGCGTCGCGGACCTTGTCGATGCCAACAGTGATGCCAAGCGAAGGATTTGCTTTCTTCCACACCTTCGGATCGGTCCAGTCATCGTCCTGGTCTGCTCCGTAAATGACCGGGTAGAAGGTTGAATCGTGCTTCCGGCCTTCCAGAATGTCCTTTGCTTTCTCATGGACTTCCCAGCAGATGCTGTTTTGATTGTCACCGGCCGTGGTGATAAGAAAATACAACGGCTGCATCCGGGCATCGCCGGAGCCTTTTGTCATGACGTCGTAGAGCTTCCGATTCGGCTGGGTGTGCAGCTCATCGAAGATCACGCCGTGAGTATTGAAGCCGTGCTTATTCGCCACATCCGCCGAGAGCACCTGATAAAAGCTGCTGGTCGGCTGATAGACGAGGCGCTTTTTGGAGTCAAGGATTTTGACCCGCTTTGAGAGCGCCGGGCACATGCGAACCATATCGGCGGCGACATTGAAAACGATGGACGCCTGATTGTGATCGGCGGCACAGCCGTAAACCTCGGCGCGTTCTTCACCGTCGCCGCAGGTGAGCAGCAGCGCGATGGCCGCAGCCAGTTCGCTTTTGCCCATCTTCTTCGGGATTTCCACATAGGCGGTGTTAAACTGCCGGTAGCCGTTGGGCTTTAGAACGCCAAACACATCCCGGACAATCTGTTCCTGCCAGTCGATGAGCTCGAAAGGTTCCCGGTACCACTGGCCCTTTGTGTGGCGCAGGCTTTCGATGAAGTTGACGGCATAATCGGCGGAGTCCTTGTCGTAGGAGGAATCCTTCGCCATGAACTTGGTCGGTTTGTATTTCTTGAGCTTCCGTATATGCCGTCGCCTCCCTTCCGCAACCATAAAAAAAGACTGCCGGAGCAGCCTCGCAAAAATCTATAGGCAACGAGAGGCAGGGCCTTCCGGCCCGGACTCCCGGCTGCGTTCAGTTGTAATCCTTCATCAGAATGGCAAGCGCGGTCGCGGTGTTTTCGTCGGCGGGCTTAATGTCCCAGCCCCGGTCATAGTTGCAAACCGTCTCACCGTTCCGCTTCAGCGTCAGCTTGGAAATGCGGCCCTCGTCGATGCCGTATTGTGAACCCTCGTCGTAGTGCTTGACCCAGTAATGAAAAATGTCGCTGCCGAGCTTGATACTTCCTTCTGACCACATGGTTGCCGCCTCCTTAAAATTTTCTGATTGTCGTGTTGTCGTCGGCGTCGAAACTCACGGTGTAGCGAACTTCGCTGCCGTCCGGCTTGCGGGTGATCACTCGGATGTCGCCCTCAAAAGCTCTGTAGCAGCGGTTGATTTTCTCGCCCTTCGAAAGTTGGCTCTGGATTTGCTTCATCTGTTTTTCGGTCATTGTGGTGTACCCCTTTCGTTTTGGTATGTACATATATCACTCTGAAGCCCTGTAATAGCAAGCGATTCAGGCAATATATAGTACACAAACCTTGGCGGGGAAAAGTGTGTATTACTCACCGGTCAGAATGAAGTGAGCGTATTCCTTTTTGTGCTCTTCCAGAAAGAGGACCAGTTCATAGAAGCCGCGATCATAGGCCATGCGCTGGACACGGGCGGTATCGAACATGTTTGTTTCGCCGGTGTCGCGGATAACGAGTATCTGTTCCTTGACCTTATCCGTCATTGCGCTCACCAACCTTCCGACAGGAATCAATACCGTAGACCACGTTCAGGCCGGAGCCATTGTCCCAGTGCACCAGAATGGAGCCGGTGTCGTCGACTCCGTACACAGTTCCTTTTGTGCCGATGGGTGGAGCGTGCATATCGTCCATCCGCACAAGCTCCACACGGGTTCCGGCCGGGTAGGTTTCCCGGAGGTGCACCAACAGTTTTTCATTCATCAGCATCTGGTGCGCCTCCTTTGAAAGCGGAGGAACCGGTCAGGTTCTTCAGCAGGATTTTTCGGTCGGCCTTGTACTCGGCCCCGATGAAACCAAGCCGCAGGAGAAAACAGCGGAAGGCGTACTTGTCGTTATTGACATCCTTGTCCTTGGCGGTGACGCGCTTCTGGGTTTTGGCCATGCCGCAGAGCTTACCGATGAACTTGGCGTAGGCGCTGATTTCATCCGGTGCGGGGAAGTCTGCGAACCACGGGAAGGAAATTTTGTCGTCCTCGATCGTGATCGTCAGGTCCTTCGCGCCCAGCGCCTTCTTGATGAGAGTCGCTTTGCTTTCCACCAGATGCTTCAGGTTGGCGATGGCCTCGTCGGTGAAGCCGTCCTTCGGCATCGAAATCGTGAGGCTGTCCGGTGCTTCGACTTCCTCGGTGGGAGCAGCTTCTTCGGCTGCGGACTCCGTGGCATTATCGGCAGCGGTGAAGCCGTCCGCGATCAGGTTGTGTGCGATCCGTTCGGCATTGGCGTCGTCCTCACAGATGAGGGTGCCGTTCTTATCGACCGTGATGTCGCCGATTTCGTAGGCGCAGCTCGGCATCTTCATGTATACCGGCTTGACCTGCAGGATTGCTCCGATTGCCTTGACCAGTTCCTTGCGCTGTTCACCTGTTACGTTGTAGTAGATTTTCATAGGGTTTGACCACCTTTCTTTGTTTTGGTAGTCACATATATCACTCTGAAGCTGTGGAATAGCAAGTTCTTTACAGGGTGATTATCCGACAAACTGTAGACGGATTTTTTGTGTAGATTATGATGCGGCGGCTTCCGTTGCGAGCTCGGAATAAGCCTGCTTCTCGCCGTCGCGGATGAGGTTCACACTGTCCGCATTTCCGACCTGCTCGATATACCGTTTTACAATGACGTCACAGTATTTTTCGTCGAGCTCGATCATGTCGCAGACGCGACCGGTCTGTTCACAGGCGATGAGCGTGGAGCCGCTGCCGCCGAAGGGGTCGAGCACGATGCAGTTTGACATGCTGGAATTGAGAATCGCATAAGCCAGCATGGCCACCGGCTTCATGGTCGGGTGGTCTGCATTCTTCTTTGGCTTATCGAATTCCCAGATGGTGGACTGCTTCCGGTCGGAGTACCATTCATGCTTTCCGGATTTTTTCCAGCCAAACAGGATCGGCTCATGCTGCCACTGATAGGGCGAGCGACCGAGGACCAGAGACTGCTTTTTCCAGATGCAGGTGCCGGACAAATAAAAACCGGCATCCGAGAAGGCTCTGCGGAAGTTCAGCCCTTCGGTGTCGGCATGGAATACATAGATGGAAGCGTCCTGTGCCATTGCCTTTTCTGTATTAGCGAAGGCATCAAACAGGAACTGATAGAATTTGTCGTCCGCCATGTTGTCATTCTGGATCTTCCCGGCGTTGCCTTCGTAGTTCACGTTGTAGGGCGGGTCAGTTACCGTGAGGTTGGCGAGCTTCCCATCCATCAGAAGGGTGAATGTGTCCGCCTTGGTACTGTCGCCGCAGACGAGGCGGTGATTGCCGAGCAGCCACAGGTCGCCGAGCTTTGTAACAGCGGGCTTCTTCAGTTCCTCATCAACGTCAAAGTCGTCCTCTTTGACATTTTCCGCCGCGCCGGAGAGCTTGTTTAGTTCCGCGTCGGTGAAGCCGAGCAGAGAGACGTCAAAGGCATCGGCCTGCAAATCGGACAGCTCGACCGCGAGCATTTCTTCATCCCAGCCCGCGTTCATGGCGAGACGGTTGTCCGCGAGGATGTAAGCGCGTTTCTGCGCTTCAGTCAGGTTCTCCGCGAATACGCAGGGAACCGTTTTGTAGCCTTCATCCTTGGCGGCGGCAACACGGCCATGACCGGCAATGATGTTGTAATCGTTGTCGATGATCACGGGAGAGACAAAACCGAACTCCCGGAGGCTGGAGCGAAGCTGCGCGATTTGTTCCTTGCTATGCGTCCTGGCATTCCGGGCGTAGGGCACCAGATTATCGATATCCACTTTTTCAAAGCGTTCTGTATTCGCCATGGATTATTTTCCTTTCCGCGCCGTCAGCAGGCGCTCCATCAGATCATCCTGAGGATTGTCGCCGCTGTAACCGGCAGCGCAGTTTTCTTTTACGATCTGAAAAATTTCAGCCCAGTCCGCGCGGGTCTGGCATTTGAAGCTGTTTGCCATCGTGACATAGGGCGAGGCGATGGCGTTGC